CATTAATGTGTGTGGCGCGATTTGTATATGGCCCCGCGCCAGGTTGTGCCTTCTTATCCGGCACTCGCTTGGGATGGATCGAGCAGGCATCCGTCGAGATTCATCTCGTATGCCATCTGCTCATCGGCCGTGATCCCGAACGCTTTGAAGAAGCTAAGTCTAGTTTCATCCGAAACAGAAACCTGTGTTCTGAGATCGGAATTACCATAAGAACGCAACGCGTTCTTGTATTGGTAAACTTGACTTTGTTCCAAAGTGCCCGGGACATACCCTTGGCTTGATCGATCCAACAGCTGCGCAAACGCGCCCAAAATTGGGACGCCGTTCTGAATTTGCGTTTCAGCCAAAGCGAGTGCTTTCATGTAAGGTCCACACATTTTTGGGGATGACAGGGAATGCGAGATCCGCTTCCAGGGGTTTGGTACCATTCTGTATTTGCCTCTAACAAACACAGGGTGGCATTGGCACCAATTGATCTGCTCAATCTCGTGAGCTACCCCTTCTACCCTTAGAATCATCCCGAGGTCTCGGTAGAATCTGCTTATGTCCTCATGGTCTAAGACACCGCGCTCCGTGAATAGTAATGTATCGTCACCGTCACAATACATATCGAACGCCCATCCTTGTTTCCTGCAGTACAATTCCAAGCACATTGCCATGATGAGGGCATTGCCTACTGACGTGTCAAAATCCCCGCTACATCTACCTCCATCTCCTACAAAATAGGCAAAATTTTTGGTAAATCCCGTAGTGGTCAATTGTTGCTCCATCAGCCAAACAAACTCCTCATCACTTGAACAGTGTTTGTATATCTTGTGTACTGCTTTCAGAAGGCCTGTTTTGATCGTGGAGTCAAATGCAGTAAGGTCGAACATAGTTACCTCGCAATCCAAGAATTGTCTCATCTTGTGTTTGATTACGGATCCTCTTTTCAGAGGACTATGTCCTTTACCAAATACTGGCAATTTGTCCCGTGATGTACTCCAGCCCTTCTGACCGTAAACTTGGTGCTCGATCTGTTCCAGGTGTTGCCCAAACGTCAGGGCAAACGGATATCCTCTGGACTGCACTATCCGCGGCTCTTTCACAGCGCATGTGTCTGGATGTTGGTTCTCATCCTTAATAAAAGCGGACACATAAGCATCTTTTGCCGATAATCCTCTTAGGTCGTATTCCATTTTAGCTATCTCATATCTTTGTCTCTTGGCCCCTGTGTACCCGCGGTTCGTCATAAAGGTGTCGAAATCCGTCTTACGCGTCTTGTGAAACCGCCGTTTCACCACAGTGTCAACAAAGTCATGCAACTCTTTGATAGCCTCTTCCTTAGCCTCAACCACACCTGCTGAATCTGATCGTTCCGGTAAGATGCGAACCCTCAAACCGTTCTCTTGATTCTGTACTGACTGGTTATATCTACCCGGTGCGTAGACTTTTTCCATTCCAAGTACCTCCATATTCAGCACTGTATATG